ACGCAATCCACCTTTAGTGATTTGGAAATATGCCTCATCGGATTGATCGGGTTCGCCATCGGCATTAACCATTTGATAATCTTCGGCATAAGCGCCAACAGAAACACCGCCAAACATTTGCGGAGATTCCTGCATTACGGTGTAAATATCTTTTCCGGCGGTAGTATTCATGTAAATACGTCCTTGCGCCGTCATGCCGGAATCATCCATTTCAAAGGATGTCCATTCGCCAATTGGCATTGCGTCCGATTGATGATTTAAAAACATGGGAAGGGGTTTGCCGCCTTTGGCAAAAGATTCGGCCCAATCCATAAAGCCTTCTGGCTGATAATTGAAACGCCGCCCGTCTGCGCCCTCGCGAGCGCCCCAGGTGGTTACAGTTGCTTCAATCTTGCCACTGTTGTTGCCCTGCTTCTCTACGATTAAGCGGGCTTCGCACAACATTTTTAGGTTTTGAGTCATTGATTACCTCATCGACTTTTGTTAAATCAATGTCGTATATTGTAGGTAATTCTAGCGCACTTACCCGCTTTTTCGGTTTATTATACTTTTTCTGTAGTACAAGCAATTGGGACAAGTCTATCATTTCTTGCCAATATTCATCTTTTTGGTTTGGTTGCCGCCGCCGCCTCCTGTATCTTGCGGGGAATTCCCAGCAATTGGTTCCACGGCTTTAGTATCCATTAATTCGTCCGCGCCGTCAATTTGCGGCAATCCAAGGTATTCACGGGCCTCATTTGGAGTCATTATCCCTGCGCCCACGCCTGCGGTAGCAAAATTCATTTGATCCAGCGGAGCGCCTTTTAGGAAGTTGCAAGTATCAAACTCAATTGCCAAGTTTGGATAACCTTGGAACAAATGTTGCTTGAGTTTTTGCTGAACATTAACCAAAGTCGGGTACATGGTAGATTTGTAAAACTCATCCAACAGGGTTTGGGTGTTGTTAAATTTGCCCTCACCGCCTACCGACAGCATTTGATGCGGTACACCAAAAAGGGCGCAAATCCGTTTCATGGTTTGATCTTTTAAGGCGGCGGCATCCGCATCTTGCAGGGTAAGCATATTTAACGGGGTATATTTCATCCCCTGATCTAGCAGCATACCTTGGCCTGGCTTGCTAGGATCGGATTGGCGGCTTCCCACCATGCTGCTCCATGCTTCCTTCAAACGGGCGGCAATTTCCTTGTATTTGGCATCGGCGATCACTTGCTCGGTGGTAAACATCCCCGATGGCTTTGCGCCGTTTTGCATTACATAGTTGGCATACAAGTCAATGTCCTGATCCAGCGATATTAATTCAGCGGCCAAAATGCCTTTGTTGAAACCGGCAGAACCTTGCCAGTTCATGTCCTTGCAATGCATTACCTGATGGGCGGCAAGCGGCTCATCCCGCGAAAAACCGTAGGACGGGGTGGATAGGCGGTAAGAAGGGTAACGGGTAGGCGTAATGGTTACCGCAATAAGGGTGGAATCAAGCAGATACATTTCCAGCGGAGTTTCCATGCTGTTCTTTTGATCTTTGCGCCACCACAAGGTAAATGCTTCACCCGAAAGCTCATACCACATAAGCCATTGATACCAAAACTCATAGGTAGATTGGAAGTGGTTTGGCTGGGCAAGTAAATTGGCAACTTGCTTGGCCTTGGCTTTATCTCGCGCACCAACCAATTCAGATTTGATAGCATCAACATAAGTACCATCATCCGATTTGCTGACTACCTTAATAGGAAGTTGGGATAATGCCCTAGCTTTGAGCGCCACGCAAGACATAATTGTCGAATTGCGGGTAAGCAACGACATATCCACCGGCCTACCGGCATTATTTGTCGAACTGGTGGTTACATACAGAATCTGAGTATTTACATTCGGATTCTTGTTGTCGCCTTGGTAAACAATGTTATTGCCAAGCGCGGTTTGCCCGAAAAGCGTATTGCTTTCCTTAACGTCTTTTCGTTTGAAAATATCAAGAAGTGCCATGTTTACGCTCCATTTTCGTGGGATTTTACCATTCTAACGATCTAAATCCATACGAATCACTGACAAAAACATTGTCCAAATGGCAATGCAGGGCCATTATCATGGAGATAATCCCGTCCACCTTGGCGCTAGGATCAGCTTCATTTTTACGCACTTTAACATTGGAATTCACATCTACAAACACTTCGCAGTTAGAAAGTTGCCACCCAACAAATGGATTTCCATCATGTTTAATGCATTTTTTCTGAATTAATTGTTCGGCAGTTTTTGATGGGTTAGACAATACTGCCATACCCTGGCCCACCTTCTTTACGGGTAAACCCGCACCATAAAGGTTAGCCACAAGGGAGGCGGCGTTATAAGGATCAAACCCTATTTCTTTAACATCATGCTCTATACATTGTTGTTTTATATAGGATTCAATTTCTGTAAAATCGGTAACATTGCCTTGAGTAAGACGCAAAATCCCGCTTTCAATGGCTTGTAAATAAATGCTTTTGTAATGGTTAGGTATAAACCCTAATGCTTCTTCCGGCAGAAAAAATTGGAATTTGGCATAAAAATCTTCTTCCGAATAGCGGTGCAAAGTGCAAATAGCATTTAAATCTCGACTGTGCGCCAAGTCAAATGCCATAAATGTAGATTCGGGCTTATCCTCCGTCATCTTGTCTACCGATTCATCCCAATACCGCCTATCTATCCAAGCCGAATTAGCGCTGACATAAATGTTTAGCTGCTTGCACAAAAACTCATTAAGGCTGGCTGGTTTGGCGTTTGCCTCTGCCGCCATGTGAGCAATGTGCTCCTTTGTCACCGACACGCCAAGCATGGGATTGGCCTTGCCCCACACCTCTGGGTTGCTCCATTCATCGCCTGGATCAATGCTGTAGCAAAGCCCAAACCACCGATTATTGTCAGCAGCAACGCCGCGAATCATGTTTTTAAAGTGGCTTAAATCCTCAAAGAATTTGGTTTCCTTGGTGAAGCTGGCGGTAGTCAGATACATTCGCAAAGGGTTTTTCCTAGCGCCCATACCCGAATGAAGCACCTCAATTGAACCTCTGTCCACAATCTGTGCCGCCTCATCAATCATGGCGCAGGACGGGTTTTTGCCGTCACCGGATTTTCGATTGTCGCGGGAAAGCGCCCGATAAGTGCTAGTGCTGTCGCCCGTCTTTTTCAACTCGCCACGGTAAATAATGAACTTCGCGGCCAACTCAGGCTTCATGGCCTCCACGATGGCTTTGGACGAATCAAAGCAAATAGACGCTTGTTCGCGGTTTGTTGCTAGGGTAAACACCTCTGGGCCAGCATCACCAAACTGAAGTTCGTACAGGGCAATGATGGATGCAATGGTTGTCTTTCCAGACTTGCGGGGAACAAACAGGATCACGTCTGTTATCCATCGAATGTTAATGTCCCGCCTATCCCGAAATCCATAAATAGCCGCCAAGAACAATACTTGAAATGGCTCAAGAACGATTGACTTACCGGCATCCGGCCCTTTAACGTGCTTACAAAAACTTACAAACTTTAGGATGTGTTCGGCTTTTGCGGAGACAAATTCGTATGGCGCATCCTTGCGCTCCACCATATCCAAAAACCGCTGACAGGCTAAACGTACATCCTCACACGCAAGAATATCCCCACGAACTACGCTAGTTGCGTAGGTAAATGCGGGGTTAAGCAGTGGCGAATAACTCATCTACGTCTGATGTCTTGTTGGATTTCTTGGGCCGGCCGCGGGCAACCAGGGCTAGTTCTGCCAGTATCTTAATGGCTTTGTCCAAGCATTCGGTGCGAATCTTGTAATGCGGGCTTGGCGCATCACCAGACGGGTAATGGTAAGTCGGCCCAGATTTCAACAAGTCCAAATGGCTTTCCAAAAGTGTTTCCATCACCATCACCAGCGCACCAATCAAAAGTTCGTCAGCAGCGGTAATGTTGCCAGTGGAATTTTCCACATCATTGCGTATGGCCGTTTCAAAAGCAACCGCATTCCATGTTTTTGGTTCGCGAATAAAGCCAATTATTTGCCGTGGGGGTGTTTTCATATTGTGCCTGTGGATAACTTGTGAGTAATAGGGGTGCTGAAAATGCGTTTATACGAATTTAAG